CAACATAGTTTTCTCCAGTCAAGTCATTAGTCCTATCAATATTACAGGACAATTGATTAGATTCACCATCAGTGAGGAAAACTGTGTTCACTTTCTCTACAGGGTTTTTCTTGCGAAACTTTTTATACAGATAAACTGCAGCAAAAATAGTTTCATTCAAAGGTGTACTACCCATCTCATACTTTTTCATATGATCTACAGTTTGACCATATCCAAAGTAATTACGCATCAGGAAACTAACGAGCAACCAGCAGTTCTTGAGTTGAACTTCCAGTTTCGCAGAACCTTTCTCGGAAGTAAACAGTTGAATCAAACGATAACCACTACCAACAGAGATTTCGTTAGGCTTACCTTGCTGTCCCTTGTAATCATGATCAGCATGGTTTTCAACAAAGGAATAAACTTCAAACGGAATGTTTACCTTTGCACAGAACTGAACAAGGTTGAACAATTGTTTGATAGTTGATTCAATGTTTGAAGACATCGAACCAGACCAATCAATGAACATCAAAAGACCATGATTCTTTCCACTAGGAATAACATTACTCTTCTTGAAAAGATCTTCATTCCATTTGTAGGAATAGATTTTGTTCGTATCAAGAACACCTGTCTTTGACATAAAAGAACGATTGTACTCTTTGGCACTTTTCTTCATCTCAAATTCTTTAACCAAGAAAGAAACAGCTTTAGCACTGTCTTTGTTGAACTGTTTGAGTTGATCAAACCAAGAGTCAATCATCTTACCACCAAACTCTGGACTCATCTTACGACTTTTAGATTCAAACTCTTGAAAGTCTTCGATGAATTCATCATTGTAAGTAATATGATTCTCCCAATCAATAGTAGGAGGAGTCACATATTCCCACTTTTCGTTTGAAGTAATTTCACTCTGGTGAGAAGAGAATGATTCTTGAGTTTTTACACTGAAGTCATCTTCTAGATCTTCCTCAACAGCACCCTCTTGAAAACTAGGAGTCTCAAGATCAGCGTCGTCATTTCCATTACTTTCATTCGGAGTCTCGAATGTATTATCCTCGGTCTCTTCCTCCTCGTCATCATCAGATTCAATGGTATCTACAGGACCAGGATTAATATCTTCACTAGGAGGAACAGGAGGAATTGGTTGTTGTTCCTTATTAGACTTCATGAATTCATGAATCTCTTTTGCTGCTTCCAACACTTCTTCAAATGTAGAAGCAACACGAACTTTCTCAACCAATGGTTCTTCTTCTTTCAGAAAAGGAACAACACAAGTAACATCGTGAATACCAAGTTTGAAATAGATGTTGATTCGATCGATCAACTCAAACTCTTCCATCAAATCTTTTCCTTGAATATCAAAAAAGTCTTTCTGATTCAACTCCTTGTATCCAGCAGAAAAAGACTTAGTAATACCAGGATAAGTAGATTTAATCTTACGTTCGATACGAGCGTCTTCAACTACGTTGATGAATGATGCAGGGATATTAGGAGCACAACATTCTTCAGGAGTGAAGAGAGCGTGACCAACTTCATGACCCACCAACATATCATATACAACGTCGCTGACATTCCAAACAGGAAGAGTCAACACTCGGTTCTTAACATCAAACGATGCAGTCTCAACACTCTTGTGTTCTACCACCAAGTTCTCGGTGGCAAGGAGTTTAGCGAGATTAGTTTTGACTCCTTGATTCATGGGACCTCTTTTGGTATATGGCTATAATACCGCTAAATTGCACCAGAGTCAAGAGCCAATCGATAAGTAAAACTTATATGACTTCAACCTTACTAAAGTTTTTCTTTTTCTCAAACCTTAGAACACGATCAAATTTGTCATGGAGCACTTCACTTTTATGAGAGATAACAAAGATATTAGTATCGGGTTGACCACCCCTGATGATTCTCAAAAATTCATCTGTACCAGCAACGTCTAGAGAAGAATCAAATACCTCATCAAGAATCAAAAGATTTGTATTTGCAGAGTTTTTCAATTTTGCAATTGATCTCCAAGTAAACATCAGAGCAAGATCAATCCTCATCTTCTCACCTTCACTAAAAGATGTATAAGAGAAGTCATCACGATGTCTTGATTTGATACTCTCGTTGAACTCTTCGTCTAGAGTAAAGTTGACATAAAAGTCAAGTTCTTTCAGATATTTATTAATCAGTTGATTCATAACAGGCAGATATTTTCTGATGATATGACTTTTGATGCCTGTGTCCTTAAGTAAAGAAGTGACCATATCATAGTTAGACTTATCTTTCTTCAGTTCACTAGTTCTCTTATGGATTGTCATTCCTTCAGTAGCAATCTCAGTGAGTTTCTTTTTCTCACAATCAATGTCATTTGTATTGTTTCTGATATCATCAATTTCAGATTGAATTTCTTTGATCACAGAATTATTCTTCTTGATCTCTGACAGATTACTCTTAACTTCCCAATTGTAATTTGCTACAGTCTGATTGTTCTCAGCAATGACTTGAAGATCCTTGTTAAATTTTGAGATCTGTTCTCTAAACTCAGTCAAAGAATCTGATGACTTCTCAATAATCTTATTACTTTCACTGATGTGATGTTCTTTGAGATGCTGTGGTAGTGGTTGTGTACACTTCGGACATTTATCATTTGTATCAAAGAAAGTTTTTTCTTTCTCTAATCGTGTGATAAGATTAGTATTTGTAGTAATCTGTTTCTCGATCTTTTTGATATCTTTCTGAATACCAGAAGCATCAAGAAGTTCTTCTGTAAACTTATCTAAGCTTGATTGAATATCATCGATGACTTTTTCTAGATTGGTATTCTTCTCCTGAATCTCTACAATCTTAAGTTCTTTCTGGTCAAGAGTTTTTCTAGCAGACTTTTCCAAACGATGAACATGATTCTGTTGCATCTCCGCTTTCTCTTTCAGAAACTTGATTGCAGTTTCATTCTCTTTGATCTCTTCATTCGCAACCTTAAGACGATCTTTCAGGATGACATTCATCGTAGAAAAGATACGAATGTCAAGTAGATCTTCAATAATCTCACGACGACTTCCAGCAGGGAGTTGCATGAAAGGAACAAACGATGCACTACCCAGGATTACAATCTGTGTAAATGATTTGTAGTTCAGTTTAAGAATATTTTGTTCCAGATACTTTTGCTGGTCTAGTACAGATGAGACCTGATCGAGCATCTTACCATCAATCCAGATCTCAAACTTATTTGGTTTCATCCCACGGATGACTTTATATTTTTTCTTACCAATAGAAAAGTCAACTTCAACAACACAATCCTTCTCATTGATTGAATTGACTAACTGTTGTTTGTTGACTTTACGAAAAGATTTATTGAACAGAGCAAACACAATTGCTTCGATCATCGTGCTTTTACCAGCACCATTCTGACCAACGATCAAAGTTGTTGAGTTGTTCTTAAGATTTAGTTTTATTGGTGTGTTCCCTGCAGCGAGAAAATTCTTGTAACTGATGTTCTCAAATAAAATCATGTTCTTCTTGGGTGGGAATCACAAAGTCGTCGGGGGTTATGATCGCGTAATTATAACCGAAATTTTCACATGCCGCAATGGCCTGGTCCTCTTCAATTTCATAAACCTTCATGGGTGGATGTTCTAGGGCATCCAGAAGACCCACAAACCGTTCAGCATCATCTTTATCCTCAAAGATCTGAAGGATCTTACTACCATCACGAGCGGTGACAGCATAAGCTCCCTCATTCTCTTGTCCTAATAACGTGAGGATATAAGACATTAGTTAACTTCGCAGGCCTCTAAGTAGATTGACTTGATAATACTCTTGAGTTCGTTTTTATCAAGACTCTCGTTCATTTCTTCTATGTATCTGTTTAGAGTTGTTAAAGTATCCTCGTGTTCTACATTTTCTATAGATTCATTATCGACTACACTATCATCGATAATCTTTAGATCATGCACACCAGCATCATACAGTCTCTCTACAATACGATCAAACCAGATAACGTCTTTTTTATTTTCGACGATTAGTTTGACATAGCAATCCTTGTATTCTTGTGGATCAAAGTTTTTGAAATCCCATGTATCTTCGTTGTAAAAGATTTTTTTGAAGATCTTATATGGATTCCTAAAGAACTTAAGACTGAGAGTTGATGGTTCAAATAGATGGAATCCACGTTTAGCATTCACATCATTCCAGAACAACTCATAAGGATTGCCAAGATAAGTTACATTACCCTTTGATGACTGGTGATGAAAGTGTCCAGAATATACTCTCTTGAATTTAGAGAATACATCTTTGTCCCAACCACCATGAAAAGTATGACCAGGAAGAGCAGTAAATCCATTCAACTCAAGGTGTCCACAAACAATATCAGAATCAGTATTCTGTAAATGTTGTCTTACCTTATCTTCATTCTCCTGATTAATCCAAGGCAGAAGAGTAAACTTACCACCGTCAATCTCAACATCAGTGACTTCATCGTAGATAGTGATGTTGTCAAAAGAATCTAGAAGCAAAGAAGGAGTATTTACTTTGTTTGTGTTCTTGTAGTATGCTGTGTGATTACCAACAATCATATGGATATGGATTCCCATATCAGCAAGAACCTGATAGTATTCAGTCTTGATTCGATGCCATGCACAGAAGTCAATACCTTTTCTATTATCAAATGTATCACCCAGATCAATGATGGTTTTAATATTGTGTTTCTTGAGATTTGGAAAGAACACATTATTGTAGAACTTCATAAAGTATTCCCAGAATACCTTTGAGTTTTTTCTACCATCTAAATGTTGATCTGTAATCAGAGCAACGGTCAAAGTTTACCTCCAACAACACCACTATTAACAACTCTAGTATTATTATCGAGAGTTCCTTCTTGAAGACATTTGAGATGCCATCTAGACATGGTTAGCACTCCTTCGTATGTTGCACCAGTAATAAAATGTTGACCAAGAGGTTCTTTTAAAATGGATGTGTAAAGACCAAACCTAGTCTCCTTGATATAAAAAGCATCATCAATCCATTCAGCATTTTCAGGAATATCTTTTTCTACAGTACCACCAAATGAATCAGAAAGTTTTGCTTTGCGTGTTTCAGTTTCAGTCATCGATTACGAATTTCAAGGGTTTCTTTAATACTATTCATGTCAGACATATTATATCCCACTGCACTACTGTCTGCATGGAAGACTTCATCAAATCCAGATTTCTCTAACAGTTTGGTCTTGATATCCAACTGTTTCTTTTCTTTTTGAATCCGACGAAGGAAAGCGTAATAGATGATCTGAGTGAAGTAAGCAAAAGGATTAGTAGACTTTGCTGGATCGAAGTTGTCAATATACTGTAGACAGTTTTCGATACCATCACAAATCATGTCATCCTTGAACATATAGTTCACAAAGTTAGGACGATAAGAAAGATGAGTAGCAATCTTCAGAAAACATTCACCAATGTAATCTGGAACTTTTGGATGAGGTTCACCTGCGTTCTTTGCTTCGTTTACCTTCTTTCTGTAAACAACTAATGCTTCTAGAAACTCTTTGTTGTTTACATAATGTTCTTTCTTCTTCGTCATGATTCATCTGGATTTGAATACATTATACTGTAGTGAACTACATTAGTCAAGTGGCAGTTGACAAACCCTGGATTTCTCTGTATAATAACTCTGCCAGGGTTCAGAAACACAGCTTAAGTACTATCTTTATGATATAGAGATTCTAGATCTTTTCTAGTTTTTTCAACTGAACCAATCTTACCTTCATATGTAGATAGGTCTACTTTGTTTGTAGCGTGATCACCCAAATAATATTTTCTAAAGGTAGAGTTGTATAATTTTTTAATCCTTTCGTCTGCTTCACAGACAGTAAAGACTTTTGATTTTTCTAGTAGAAATATTTCATCTTTGGCAAATTTTAACCAAGGAACTAAATCAACTTTAAACATTTCTCCATTAGGAGTATTGATTACTTGTGCTTTAAGTTGAAAAGGTGTATCAATTAAATAACCTTCATCACATGTAATTACTTTACCGATGAGTTCGTCACCACTAATCAGCTTTACTATTGATGTAACTTCTTCAGAATGTTCTTCAGGATGATTGTGATGACTGTCCATATTTCTATTCTTTCCGAAAATTGACTGGAATAATCTCATAGTTAAATTTTTCTTGGGAATAAATTTTAATCCTCTCAATTAGATGATTGAGCGTATAATTTTTTGAATCCCCTACACTATAATCGTCTGCAATATCATATAGAACAGCATTTGTTTTTCTGTTGCCTTTTCTCAGGACTCTACCAATTGATTGTAGATTCCTAACTCTTGATTTCGACGGACTTGCAAATACAACATTGTGTAAGTTTTTAATATTAATACCTGTACTGAACGTTCCGTAAGAAGCAACAATAATAGCGTTATTTTGTTGTTCCGTGATTGCTCTTACTTGTTCTCTCTCTTCTGTGTCTACGCCACCATATACAAAAAATACCTGGCGTTGAGGATCTGGCACACTGCTATTTATTAATTCAAAAAGTGGTTCACCATGGGTGGCAACCCTACTGAAAAGAATCAAAGTGTTACCTTCTAGATCAGTAACTAGATTTTTAATAAAGTTATTTCGTTTTTCGTTTAAACAAATTGCTTCTAATTCATCATTATATGTGTCAAATTTCTGTGGACCATGTTGAAGCAACAGGACATTAATCTTAAGTGTAGATAGATATCCCTTATCAATAAGTTGATTGGTTTTAATAACTTTGTCAACAGTTCCAAAGAGTCCTTCCAAGACCAGTTGATTTACATTAGATCCATCTAGTGTTCCAGTAAATCCAATCCTATGTTTACAATTATGCAACTTTGTCATGATCTGTGTCAATGACTTTGCCTTAAACTGGTGTGCTTCATCACCAATTACAACATCAAATTTTTCAAACCACTTCTTTGGCATTTTGTAAATTGACTGCCAAGTAGTAATCGTAATTCTCTTCGGACTATTCTTATCTCTACCTGCGTAAATTTTGTGACACTGATC